TCGTTTATTTTTATCGTTTATTTTTATCGTTTATTTTTATCGTTTATTTTTATCGTTTATTTTTATCGTTTATTTTTATCGTTTATTTTTATCGTTTATTTTTTGGGTATTTTTTGGGTATTTTTTGGGTATTTTTTTCTCTTTACAAAGGGAAAAATAAAAAGATTTGAATCATATAAAACAGTTGAGTTGAGCCGTAGCCCGGGGCAGAAAGATTCAAAGTATATGATCCTATACAATTAATCGGCTCCGCAACCCTACGGTTGGTGACTACACCACCAATTATGGTGTAATTCTTTTGATTGAACTTATTTTTATTTTTAGAAATTGGTCCATTGTGGACCAACACCAAGTAAAGGGTTAAACACCCAATTTTTGCGTTTAAATGTCAATTATTATATACATACATATTGTATAATTATGATAATTCAGCAATTATTAGACACTTTATATTCTCAAAATTCTCCATATTTATCTTGTGAAGAAAAATATATTGATAATGGATATCCTCATACAAGTATTGTATATGATTTATTACAAATATTATTTACAAATATAGAACCTACTTATATTGTTGAGTGTGGTAGTATGTTAGGTGGTTCAGCAATTAGAATGGCTGAAACATTAAAACATAATAATAAATCTACAGAAATAATATGTATTGATCCATTTACTGGAGATGTTAATATGTGGGATTGGGAAAAAGTTGGAGGCATTGGTAATGGTGGTTGGCGTTTTTTAAGATTAGAAAATGGAATTCCAACAATATATAAAAGATTTTTAGCAAATTGTAGATATAGCGGGTTTGAGCATAATATATTACCTATAAATGCTACAACAAGTGTAGGAATAAAACTATTACAGAGATTATTTTTTCAAAAAAGAATTAGTGTATTGCCTAACTACATATATTTAGATTCAGCACATGAAAAAGATGAAACATTCATTGAATTATCTTTATGTTGGAATTGTTTAATTAACAATAGTATATTATTTGGAGATGATTGGGCATGGGATGCAGTAAAAGAAGATGTAATTAAATTTTCAAATGAGATAAAAGATACAACTGATTATGAAAATTTGAATAAAATTCATAATTTAATAAATGGTTCGCAAATATATAATAGTAATATTTTATTATATAATGGTCAATGGATATTATTCAAGAAATAATAATTCACTTTATTGTTCTCATATAAAATGGGTGTTTACATGAGAAAAGATGTAAAAGATTTACAAATATTAAATTGTTCGTAAAATCAGACATTACGGTCGTGTCGGACTCTTTGAGCTTGGTTGAAGGTTGCCGTTTTTTATTTTCTTTCTAAAGTAAAACAGTTGAGTTGAGCCGTAGCCCGGGCCATAACCTGGGTGAAGCCCGGGGCAGAAAGACCAAAGTATATGATCCTATACAATTAATCGGCTCCGCCACCCTACGTTCGGTCCTACGGTTGGACCTTGGCAAAGGTTGCGCTTTTTTATTTTAGAAAGAAAATAAAAAAGTAAAAAGTCGACTGGCGACGTAGACCGGAACATAAGGGGTGAACTATAGGATCATATACAACTACTTGACATCACAACCTTGGTGGAAGGTTTTATTTTTATTTTATAAAGGAAAATAAAAAAGGTCTAAATAATTAAGTGCTTTATTATAATAAACAGAATCATTTTACAGTATAGGAGGGATAAGGAACGAATAAGGAACGAATAAGGAACCTGGGTTCCCTACTTACTTACAATATCTCTAAATCTCTCAATCTCCAGTATTCACACGCTCCATTCGGCAATGGTCGCTGAACAATAAACGGCAATTTTTTCGATTCGAATTCTTTCAATGCGATCAAATACCCATCCATCATATCCGGTTCTACTTCTACAAACAATTCTGCACCCGCATTGATTTGTTTAGCCCGTTCACCTAAAATGCGGGCTTTTTCGTATCTCGTGACAAAGGTTGATGTTTTATGAAAGGGGTCTACGATTTCTCCATTAGGACCACGCACGATTTTACACAATGTTTCTATTTCGTCATTATTGTGAATCTGAAGGTCGGTATGATACTCTTCAATCACCTTGCGCTGAATATCCTTTTCGAATTTCTGCAAATAATCCGCGTCTTCATCTTCTACTGAATCGTCGTCGTCGTCGTCGCTTCTAGCATAAATGTCTTCATTATATCCTTCGATATTCATCGGTTCTTCATCGCCCTCCCCCGAAATACCAATCCGCCGTGTTCCCCTCTCCAATTGTTCGTGTGTTTCTATTTCTTCATCATCATCCGACTCAATCGAATCCGCGTCAGATTCGATAGAACCAGCACCAACCGAATCGTTATCGGATTCGTCGATTAATTCATCGACATCTATTTTGGTAGATTTGCCGATTTTTATTTTAGGTTGCGGTTCAATGGATTCGTCACCACTTTCACTAGAGTAATCTTCAATATCGGACATGGTTCAATGAGTAATGTAATATATGTTATATTTATATGTTATTTTTCGGAGAATCAATCAATTTTTTGAGACGCGGAATTTCTGGTTGGGACCTTTGTGACAGGGGTATGTGATCAATTGGCCGCTATTATAATTCCCCGCTTTTACATCAAGGCATTTTTCGTTTTGTCTAATCTCTCCATTTTTCAAAATCCATTTCTGCGATTTTCTCGTTTTACGAGGTGAGTGGCATTTTTTCTGAACGACTTTTCCGTTTTTTACGTCCATGCATTTTTTCGAATATTTCGATATTATTTGTTTCGTTCCTTTTTTGAACAAGAATTTCTGGTTGGGTCCTTTGTGGCAAGGATACATAATCAGAGGATTGTTTTCAGTTTTGATACCGCCATATACGTCGAGACAATATTTTTTATTATTTTTCTTTTGGGTGAGAGTAACCATCGAAAATGTGCAAAGTGTTTATATATATCATGTAGAAAAAATAAAACCTTTCACCAAGGTCCAACCGTAGGGTTGCGGAGCCTATTAATTGTATAGGATCATATACTTTGGTCTTTCTGCCCGGGCCATAACCTAGGTGAAGCCCAGTCGACTGTTTTACTTTTTTATTTTCTTTCTAAAATAAAAAACGGCAACCTTTCACCAAGGACTAACCGTAGGGGTGCGGAGCCGATTAATTGTATAGGATCATATAAGAAAAGGTTCTAAATATTATAATATCGTATAATACAAATTGAATTTGGCGATGATTCCCGTAAAATATATAACACCCTTCTAGTTTTTCCAATGTTTGCCGCAATCCAAACACGTGATGAAGATGGTTGCGGGTTCATCGGCGGATCTCGTTTGCAACTCATAATATGTGCATTTTTTCGAACGGCATTTCTTGCATGTAAACATATCTGTTGATGCTTGTATATTCGTTGTTAATTTCGATTCATCGCGTTTGATTTTGCGGTCAATGAGTTCGCGCCAACGTTCGGGATTCATTTCTTGATGTGTCATGAATGCGAATGTTTCGGGCAATAATTCGCCGTCTTTTAACAGTTTCATGAGTTGAGGAGTTAGATTTGAGAAAATTGTCCTTACACGGTCAATATAGAGCTGGGTGAATATCGGGTTATCCCATTTGCGAATCATTTTGCGGTTTTTCGATTCCTTGATAATGTAGTTGTATATGCCCTTTTCTAAATTCGTCGAAATTTTTAAAAGAGATGGTTTTTCAGAATCGCAGGAGGAAGTTAAAAGAGATGGTTTTTCAGAATCGCAGGAGGATGTTAAAAGAGATGGTTTTTCAGAATCGCAGGAGGATGTTAAAAGAGATGGTTTTTCAGAATCGCAGGAGGATGTTAAAAGAGATGGTTTTTCAGAATCGCCGGAGGAAATAGACAATTTTTCCGCGAATTTTATTCTGATATTCTCGCGAAATTGGATAGGATTTTCAATCAAATGCATTGTTATATAATTCATATAACAATGTTTTTATCTTTTTATAGGAATCAATTTTATGTTTCGCAGAATGCATTTTCACATATATTCTTCCTCTTCTAACTCTTCCGTGCATCCTAAATAACTATTCGATTCTACAGCCGCAGCACTTGTATCGATTTTTTCAAACACCGTTTTTTTCGCTGCTTTGGATTTACTACTACTACTGCTACTGCTACTACTACTACTACTACTAGAAGAACTAGATTCAGCATTGGGTTTTTTGGTCGACTTTGATTTAGTTGCGGGTCGTGCTACTTTTTTAGGAGGAGTTTCAATAGACAAACTATCTTCATCATCATCTTCTACCACAAAATCGTCTTTCATGTATCCCGATTTTGTAAGTGGAACATTTAAAGATACATCGTCGGATTCACTATCGTCGTCTTCTTCTGACTCCTCAATGTCTTCAAAGCCACCGAATAAGACCTCGTAAATTTTCTCCCATTTATTCAAGGGCAACGATTTTACTATATTATTACTATCCAACGAAACGATAATACAACTACCAAAAAAAAGCGCGGAATCAATCGGCGGCGGAAAATCATACTTATTTTCTTGATTCGCTCTTCCAGCTGTTTTCCCATATACACTCACATTCAATTCCTCCGAATTATCATCCTTATATTTCCATGTTGCGTGTTTCGCAAACCCTTCTACTGTTTTAAATCCGGCTTTTTTATATAATTCATTTTCATCATATTGTTTAATGTTCAATTCTTTTATTATTCCCGTTTTATCTACGATCAAAATAATTGGCATTTAACACAACTAGACTAATATATTTAGAAGTATTTTTTTATGTTGTTTTACTATATTTTAACATTAAAATAACTTCTGCGTTTAATATATAATGCCAAGTCAACGACAACGTCAACGCCAAAGCAAAAGTCAACGTTCGAATCAACGCCAAAGTCAAAGTCAACGAGGTGGAGGTGATGGTGAGGGTGATGCTGTTCCTGGCGGCCAACAAGAAGCAAACTTCCAAGAAGAAAAATCCCAAGGAGAAGCAAAACAAAGCTCATGGAGTTTTTTCGGAGGTAAGAGGAGAAGACACCCAAAAAGAACCGCCAAGAAAACCAGAAAATCAAAAGCCACCAAATCTAGAAAATCAAGGTCCAGAAAATTCCTCGGAATATTTTAGAGTGTAAACCTCGTAAATAATACATCTAATAATTCTATGAAATTCATATGTGGTATACAATTATCGTATCATTCTTAATCATATATATATTACACCATATATACATTTATATACAAGAATCGTATAGCATAAAACGCGAAAAAAATATCGTGGACTTACAAACCAAAAAATACCGCGATATCATTGATATATTATCAAAAAAAGAAAGGGAACCAAAACCCGATATTATACAAATTGCGCAACCTATGAATGAAATCGAAACAGATTTAGAAGTATTTTTGCATACAACTATGAATTCCCTAACATCGGCGTAATTCGATTTGCTCGAATAAAGAATATAAAAACATCTCGGCAATATTATTACACATGAACGAATTATCCGCAACGGAAATCCATTATTTATTACAACAATTTCCAAAAACCGAGCTTTCCTATGAGACGAACTCTCATAAGAAAGGAACTATTTCCAATCATTATGACATTTGTCTCGCCATTCCTAACGGGAGAAAATGTTTTGCATGGTTCACCTACTGTGGCGAAGATGATGTATGTTACATAATGGAAATGAACCGCGAAAAAAAGATAGCCCGTATCGTAAAATACAATCAACCGCACTCCACCCATCATTTAGGCACTATTTTATACGGCACATTATTAGATGCATCGGCATTTTCAGACCCTATCTTCATAATAGAAGATATATTCGAATACGCGGGATTGAACGTAAGACAATCGCATATAAAACAACGGCTATCCTATATTGGCACATTTTTGCAAAACGGGTTGCGCATACTCAGTTCTGCTATACACTTCGTCCTCCCCATAATATGGCAAATCGCGATACCCCCCGACCAACAGGCACAAGATTTGTATATGATCCCCGAAAAATGGTCTAATCGGATAGGATATTCAGTTCATCATATACAGTATCGTTGCATGCGAAAAACCGCGCCATATATCAACATCCTACCGGCCATGTCGGCGTCGCCTCTTGTTGCAATCAAGAATTTCAGTTCGGCGGCATTAGTATCCCCCCCCGCCACGAGTCAATTGCATATATCGAATTACACAGTTGAACCCATATATGCTTGTCTATTTCACCACAATTACCGCCGACCGCAATATAAGATACCTACTGTATTCATGGTTCGCGCAGATATACAATATGACATATACCGATTATTCGCGTTTGGCAAGAATAAAACCCGGGAATATTACGGGGTTGCGTATATTGCCAATTATGTCAAGAGCGTTTTCATGAATTCGATTTTTAGGAATATCAAGGAAAACGGGAGATTGGATGCTATCGAAGAAAGCGACGATGAAGAAGAATTCGAGGATATTCGCGAAGACCGATTTGTCGATTTAGAAAAAGAAGTTATCATGGAATTTGTGTTTCTCCCGAAATTCCGGAAGTGGTCGCCGGTGAGGGTGGTGGATAATTCGCATAAAATCGTTCATATAAGCCAGTTGATTTAGAAGTGGGGTAAAGGGGGGAGATGGTTGTATATGTCCTATTTTTGGGGTGTTTTTACCTAGTTATAATATATTACGAATCGCCGAAATGTCATATACAGCACCATTTCAATCGACTGGATTACAAGGGAGTGTATTACCGGGGGTTCAAATCAACGGAACGGGGGGCGCAACTGCGATGTATGAATCAACGGGGATGTCGATGCCGCACCCTATTAAAGGGGGTAAACACAGACGCAGACGTAATCATAAGAAAAGTCATAAGAAAAAGAGTATAAAATCCAGGAATAGTAAAAAAAACAGAAAGACCAGAAATAATTATGGTAAACCGGCGTGAAAAAAATATGAAAACGCTATATGCGACAAAAAGGTTAAAAATAATTCATAATTAAATAATTATGAATTATTCAAACGAAATAAATAAAAATATAAAAGAAATTATCATATATGAAAAAGTAAAAATAATAGAAAACTTTTTCACACAAGACATATTGGATAAAATAGTAAAATATTTTGATTGTATTGGATGGAATTGCCAATGCGAAAAAGACCGCAATGTATCGACAAATTCCGGGGATTCGCCATATTGGAGGATCGAATTGGAAAACGTCGATTTTTTCAGTATTTATTTAAGAGATATTATTGAAAAATGGTTTGGCGAAGAAATGAATCTCAATCGTATCTATGTAGTAGGTCAAACATTTGGACAAGATAGTTTATTTCATGAAGATGACCAAACGCCAGATACATATACTTTTTGTTTTTATATAAACAAACATGAAGAAATAGATGATGATGGATTTTTTTATCTGAAACTTCCCAATGAGAAATACATGATTACAGTTGAACCGGTTATGAATAGAATGGTAATCTTTCCATCGACATATAGACACAAAGGTTGCGGATTTAGCCGTGGAAACGACAATTTGAGAATTTGTATTGCGTGGAAATTCAAGATAAAAAATGTAAAATAGTATTAACCAAATAGTCAAATGCTTATAAATTATGATTTAAAAGCTATTTTTTTCCATAGTGTAAAATGCGGCGGTAATTTTTGTAAATTTTTATTACATCAATATGGATTTATGGATACATGTAGAGATATTCATGAGAATTATATTGATTTTGTAGATAATGAATTATATATTAAAGATATAAAAGACAAACATACGATAAGGAAAATGGGTAAATACAGATATTATTATTCGCATCAAGATTGTAATAAAGAATATATGGATAATTATTTTAAATTCACATTTGTGCGAAATCCATATAGTAAAATAGTATCTGCATATATGTATCTAACCCGTAGATTGAATTCAGATAATAATACGATTCGCGGATTAGAAGAAAACCCCGAATATTTTGCAGATTTTGCAACATTTGTAAAAAACTATAAAAGCGTGAATAATATTTCTTTTTTTCATGCATTTATTCCGCAATATGAACATATAGTAGATTTTTCGATGAATCCTGTTTTTCAATATATAGGAAAACAGGAAAATTTGAATAATGAATTAATCAATATTTTTTCATTATTAGGAATTAAAGAATTCAAATATATAGAACAATTCATGAAAGTCACCAAACATAATGAATCAGAATATGAAAAATCGATATCAGAATATTTCGACGAACAAACATTTAATTTCGTGAATGATTTTTTTAAAAAAGATTTTGAAGCATTTGGATATAAAAGATATGATACATTTGAAGAATTTAAAGAAAATTATGAAAAAGATATTGAGAAAATTGAAAGCCCTATAGAAATATTGAAAAAATCGATAGATCAATTCAAACATTCATATTCTTGCTATTCGTTTGTTTTACCAGTTAAAAAATCTCATGTTCCCGACTATTTTATAAAAATGCCTTCGAAAATACCTCGTAAAAACGATGATTTTCATCATCCGCAACTTATTCCAAGAATTCTGATTCAAACCTATAAAAATAATTATTTACATCCACAAGTTTATAAAAATGCCATGAAAAATTTGGAAAAAAATCCTACATATGACTACTACTTTATCAATGATGAAGACGGAGAAAAAATAATCAAAGAACATTTTGACGAAAGAACTTTGATTGCATTTAAAAAACTAAAGATGGGAGCAGCAAAAGGTGATTTCATTCGATTAATCGCATTATATATATATGGCGGAGTTTATTTAGATTTGGATTCAAGTATAAATATTTGTTTGGATGCATTTATACCACCAAATAATGAACATTTATTCTTTTATGAAGCGAATAAATGTCAAATTACAAATTGGTGCATGATGATTACTCCAAATCATATAATTACAAAAAAACTTATAGATGAAATGGTAAATAGAATAATTGATATGAAAGAAATCAATATTTTACTTGTAACTGGTCCTTATTTATTTACAGATGTAATATATAATCATTTTTCTGGACTTAATATATTTAATTCATATGAAGAATTAAACAATGAAATATTTTTAGAATTTATTTTGAAAAATAATAAACCTCCCATTTTATTCGAAACGTATTTTTTGTGTGAAAAACTTAAAATATTCAGTTTTGTTTTTTATGGATATCATAAAAATATGTTATATTATAATGAAAAAGAATATGATATTATAGATGATTTTAATATATATACACATGAAAAAAAAAATACAAATATAGAGACTTTAAGTAATATACAAAACTTGTCAAATCATATACAATACATTTATTTGATCTTTGTAAGAGATAATAACAGAAAAGATATTATTAACAAATATTCGAAAATTGCAGGAATACTATTAGAAAAAATAATAAATCAAAGTAACTATAAATTAAATGATTTAAAAACTATGAAAAATGAATTGGATTTCTTTTATAAAAAATATTGCGAAAAAACAGAGTTAAACAATACATTATTGGATATTTTAATTGATTCGAAATGGCAAAATATAAAACAGTCCGCTTTATTAACTGTTAAATCGTGCGAAAACTGTGCACATAACTGCTATAATGATACATGCTATATGTCACATAGATATTTTTGTCAAAAACCTGTGGAAAATGCGATTGTAATTTCGGTGTAACTTTTGAAACACAGAAAAAGGTCTAAGAAAAAGGTATAAAAAAGTTATTCATATATGTGATATATGAATAAAATCTTGGTGCAAGATAATTTTTTATCTGACGAAGAAATGCAAAATTGTTTGAAAATCATTGAATCAAATACATGGAAGTGGGGACATCATTCATCTGGAAAATTGTCAGATACAACATTTTGGTCAATGGACCTATTTGAGAATGAATATTTTTCCGAAGTAATCACTCCTATTATTGAAAAACAATTTTCTAAGAAATTTAAAATAAATCGTTTATATGCCAATGCACATACATATGGACAAGATGGGTCTTATCATACAGATAGTAATGTATCGACTCATTATACTTTTTGTCTCTATTTTTCAAATATCGCCCAAGATAATGTAGAAACTGCCGGTGGGCATCTGTTCTTTAAATTGCCTGAATTAAATTATAAAATATGTTTCGAACCAAAATTTAATCGCGGGATTTTTTTCCCATCGACTTATCTTCATAAAGCGGCTTCATTTACTCGATACATTATGGATTTGCGAGTTTGTGTTGCATGGAAACTAGAAGAGATTTTAGATTAAATATATAAATATATTTTGTATAATTTATAAAAATGGACCAAGTCAAAGTAATTGATAATTTTTTGGGAGAAGTAAAAATAATAGATAATTTTTTGGGAGAAGAAGAATATGAAGACTGCATGCAAATTATAAAAAAATCTGCATGGAAATATGGGCATAGTTCAGGCAATGGCGAGAAATTTAACAATCTTTTTTTCGCGGCATATGATTTGGGTGAATTCAATCAAAAAATACAAAATAAAATAGAAGCCCTTTTTTCTAAAAAATTCCAAGTGGACCGTAATTACATGCACATACAATCATATGGACAAGATGGCTCATATCATCAAGATACTGAATTGGAAAATACTTTTACATTTTGCATTTATTTTAGTGATCTATCTGAAGAAGAAATAGAAGAAGCCGATGGCGACTTCCTTTTGAAAATACCAAATGAAAACTTTATTATTTGCATAAATGCGGCGAATAATCGCGGGGTTTTTTTCCCCTCAACATATTTTCACAAAGGTATGGCATATAATAAAGGATTTCCACAACGAAGGTTGTGCATTACATGGAAACTCACCATTTTACCTTCTGATACTTAACATATGGCTTGTCAACAAGTTATATGTTAAGTATCAGAAGGTAAAATAATATAAAATAAAATCCTATATGATATTTATGCCTCAACAAATAATACATAAATTAGATGATGGAATTTGTGTAATAGAATATGAAAAATCGTGCATTTATATTATAGAAAATATATTAAAACCCGGATTTTGCCAAGAATTAATCGATATTATTGATACTATTCCTTTGAAAAAATTGGTATATTCAAATGGAAATAATGTAGAATGTAATATAGCACATATTGATAGTATGATGAAAGAATCAGATGAATTATATTACGAATTTTCTACCGATACAAAAAAATACGAGGAATTATTGGAAAATGCTACAAATCCTAAAAAAACAGTTTATACAAATAAATTAAATGGTCTAACACTAGAAAAAATAAAAACATACAATGAAAAAATAAACGAAAAAATGCAAAAGGTTGCAACCTTTATGAAAAAAGTGAATTCAAATGTCCAATTAGAACAAAACTCTGGATATATATTACGCCGAATATATGGCGAAACGAGAACCCATATAGATAATATCAGTGAGGTATATGAATCAAATATAAATTTCATCAAAGGGAATCAAAAGGGTGAATATAAAATGATTCGAAGTGCATCCATCATTTTCGGTTTAAATGACGATTTTGATGGCGGAGTTTTTAATTTTCCCTATTATGATGTTTCTATAACACTAAAAAAAGGGGCGGTTATTATTTTTCCTCCATATTGGACACATGAACACGGGGTTTCCAGTGTGGAGAATAATACATATAGATATACTCTTTCAACATGGGCTTGTATGAAAATATAAAAATCCAAACAAAAGATATAAATATTTTGCCCAATATATTTATATTTCATCCAATAAATGTCCATTCTTTTTGAAACGGAAAAGGCACTTACAGATATTCTATGTGACAGTATAATCGAAGATTTCGAAGATTCGAATTCTCTCTGTCTAACAATACCAAAAAACGATAAAACATGGGAGCGCGTTGAGAAGATCATATACAAAGAATTACTGGTTTCTTTGAATAAATTCAAAATGCAATTAATTGGTGAAATAAATGCGAATACCGTTTTGCTTTCACTATTAAATGACCCCCTTTATACAAAGGATTTTACTATAGAAAAAATTTCACATGGAAATGGGGATATTCGCAAATACCATTTTACACCAAATAGATATAATGTTTTGACATATATTTTTTATTTGAATGCTGTGAAAGGTGGAGAACTTATTATTTCTATAGGCGAAGGCGAAGATAAACTGCAAAAAATTGCGAAACCAACAGAGGGAAAACTCGTTTTATTTATGGAAGATATTAAATATCCATACAAATATAATTTACCGGTTAATAAAGACCAATATGTGATAACGGGACAATTATGTTCGAAAAATGTTATATAGAATATTTATAGGGGTCTTACACCTTTTCTCATTTAAAACGCCCATTTTTACAAGTTATGAAATGAAATCGCTTATAAATAATTCTTCTTGATTTTTCGTGTATTGTTTTTCTTGGATACATATTTTTCTGGTCTTTCGT